CAAGCCAGTTAGCTGGCCGCGCAGATCAGGTGCTTGACAGCGCCCGTCTGGAGCAGGTCGCCGTCCACGCGGACGATGCCTGCGAGGCCGATGTTCGGCCAGTAGTATTCGCGCCGGACGCCGATGACCGGCGCGCCTACCTTGCGGACAAGATATTCGCCGAAGTCGCCGAAAATGACGACCTTGGCGCTCACGCCGAGCGAAGCCATCGCCTGGTTCACCGAGTAAGGCGATCCCAGGATCGCGCCTGGAGCCCCGGTGCGGAAGTCGCCCATCTGCCACAGGTAGTTGCCGTTGCCGTCCTTCAGCTTGCGGACAGCCTTGAGGGTGCTGTCGTTGAGCATGAAGCGCGCCTTCGGGCTCACCCGGTAAGCCGGATCGACCGAGTGCTGGAGGTCGATCAGCTCGTCCGCAGTGATCGCGGCGGTGCCCGCAGCGGTGACGCCGAGCGTCGAAGCGGTGACGATGCCGTTCGGATCGCCCGTACCGTCGCCCGTGGTCAGCTCGGTATTGAGCCGGCGACCAAGGCGCTTGCCGAGCAGGTTGGCGATGAACTGCTCGAAATCGACCGCCGAGTCCTGAAGCAGTTCCATCGACACCTGAACCCACTCGGTGTCATAGGCATACGCATTCAGCGTCATCTTGGTCAGGGTCGCGTCGGAGCCGCCGTCGTCGGTCATCGCCGCCGCTTCGGTGTGCTGCGCAACCGCAACGCCCGTGTCGTCGGTCTTCGGGAAGTCGAGCGGGTTGCCCGACGCCGTGGTGATGACGGTGCAGATCGCCTCGTCATACATCGGGCCATGCATCTTCATGGTTTCGCTGATGCTGGCGACGAGTTCGGTCGGAACGGTGTAACCACCGGCACCGTTCGAGCCCGCAGTCTGCGCGCGGAACTCGGCGACACCCGCCTTGATAACCGCCCGCTCCTCAGCCGAGATTGCCTGCGGGTCGAAACCAGCGCGGGCAAGCGACAGGAACGCATCCCGATATTCCGGGGTCTTCACGTCCTCGACGCCACGCGCCTCACCGCCCTGGTCTGGACGGCGCTGCTCGCGAGCCTCGGCGGCACGCGCTTCGATCTCCGCTTGGCGCTGCTCAAGCGCGATCTTCTTCTCGATGGCATCGAACTCAGCCATGATCTTCTCATGGCGCTGTTCGAGTTCCGAGGCGCGGCTCTCGTCGGTGTTGGCCGTAATCTCGTCGAGGGCCTGACGCGCCTCGCTGACAAGCTGGCCGCGCTTGTCCTGCATCTCCGTGAGATTCATGTTCTTGCGTCTTTCTATGAGAAAGCGCCGTCATCGCGACGGTGCGGATCGCCTTTCCCAAGGGCCGGTTAGGGCTCGGCGTGAAGCCGGGATTATTCGGGCTTGATGCCCCGAAACTTTTGTTCAGCAGCTGCGCGGCGGGCAGCGATGCGTGCCTTTGCGTGTTCCGCATTACGCTCGCGAAGCTCGCGCTCAGCACTTTCGCGTGCGTCTTCCAGCGAGCGAAGGGCAATCTCCGCGCCATCATACGCGGGCGAATTGACCACAGAGACATCTTGCACGAACTCGAAATCCGTAAGGCTGCGAAGGGCGAGACCGTCACCACTATAATCCCACGTCTGACCGTCTCTCGCCGCACGGAAGGCGAAGCTCATGCCGCTCATAAGTTTGTTACGAAGTTTGGGAACGATCCTCTGCACATCGGGATCGGTTCCGTCGAGCGTAGCCTCAACCTTGAGGCCACGACTATCTTCGGATAGTGAAAGGTTGCCAGCAGACCTGCGTGCCAGCGGAAGCCCCTCGTGGTTGACGAGGAAAACGACATCATCGCCACGAGAAATTGCGCTTCGGAATGCCCCAGGCACGACTCTTTCGCGGAACAGTCCGCCGATTTCGGTTTCCTTGTTGAAAACAGCCGCATAGCCCGACACCCGGATTGTGCCGTCGTCCTGAGACCGGATTTCAAGACCGTCAGTGAGCGACCTACGCTCCATTGTCATTATTCCCCCCATCGGCGGGCGGTGGCGTTCCCGTTGGTTTCTCCCCGCTCTTTTCAAGCGGGACAGTAGCCCCTTGGATGTAGAGTTTGTCCGCAGCCGGGTTGGAATCCTCTTCCTGCCCCATGTATTTGCGGCCTTCGTTCGGCTTATAAACGGCGGCGTTGACCAAGGCGGCGACCGCATCGGCGCGCGTCTTGAAGTCGCCCCTCAGCAGCCCGTCCAGGTTGTGCTCGACGTAGCGCCCGCCGTTCCTTTGCCCGAACAGCTTGAGGTTGCATTCTTCCTCGAAAGCCTGCGCCCACTGGCCGACCAGGTGCTTGACGAAGAACAAGTCCTGCTGCTCGGAATTGGAGAACGTCCCGTTGGTCAAGTCCTGGAGGAACACGGGCGGCATGTTGTAGAGCCGCGCGATCTGCTCGACCGCGAACCGCTGCCCCTCGACCATCTGCCCCTTCTCGGGGTCGAAACCGATCTGCTTGATGTCGTATCCGGTCGGCAACGGGAAGAGCTGCTTGCCTTCCTGCTTCGCCACATCGATCAACTGCGAGATATCGTTGACCATCCGCTTCGTGACTTCAGGGCCGGAGCCCGGAGGACCGACAACCGCAAGCGGGAGAACGCCACCGCGCGCAAACACGCCGCTGCCGTAGCTGTTCATCGCCAAGGCGAGCTGGATAACCGCAGCGCCCTGCGCGACGGGGCCGTAATGGCACAATCCATCAGCCTTGAGCATGAACGGAACGTCTATGATTTCCGACGCCTGATACGTCTTTGGCCCGACCTGGTAAGTGGTTACGCCGGTCGGCGTGCGCTTGATCTTCGCCTTGTTCGGGTCGATCGGCCAGAGAGCGACGATATTGCTCCCCGAGCGCTCGATGTAGAGCAGCCCGCGCCCCCCGGTGAACACCTGCTGCCAGAAATGCTGGCGAAGCTTGAACGAGGTCCATTCCGGGTTTGGCGCTTCGTGGATCAGCGTCTCCAGCCCGCCCTTGATCCGCTCAGCCTTGTCATCGACGTTGCGGAAGGCGTGCAGAGGCAGGGCCGCCAAAGTCCGCGACAGGAACGACACCGCGGCCCATACTGCGGGAACGGTCAAAGCCGTTTCAATCGTCACCGATGGCAGCGAAACGTCACCGATCCCAAGCACGTTGAGGATATTCGAGTTCGGTCTCTCAATGCTGTCGTTCAGGCCGGGAAGCGTTGTCATCATCCGCTGCTCGGGAAGCCCGAGTGCCTTGCGCAGTGACCAGCGCATCAAGCGGCCTTCACCAGCGAAAAGTTCGGATCATCCCACGGGGAGACGGGAACGACTTCCTGCATCATCGCCTCCACCCCTTCCGCCATTGCCAATGCAACCAGTCCGTCAATCCGGCCCGTCGCTTTCGCCTTGTCGAGCTTCCTGTTTCCGGCTGGGTCTGAAACCGCCACCGCATTTGCCGCGCACATCGCCAGCACCGGATGCCCGCCGTGCCGAACGCATTCCTTCAGCAAGTCAGCCTCCAGCGCATCCAACGCAGGGCTCATGCTCATGTAACCCTGCCCGAACGGCTCCAGCGGCAGCTCGACGCCTTGCCGCGCAAGCGCCTGCTGCATCCGGTCCATCCGCCAGCGGTCGAACCCTATCTTGGCGATCGATAGACCGGAGCAGATGTCCCCAATGTCCCGCGCCACGTAATCGTAATCGATGACCTTGCCGGGCGTAGTGCGTAAAAGCCCGTCCCGAACCCAAACGTCGTAAGGAGCCTTGTCCCTTCGGCTTGCCTCGGAGACAGAATCGAGCGGCATCCAGAAGAACGGTCGAACGTGAACCATGCCGTTTTTACGACATGTGAGAACAAGCGCTGTAAGGTCAGTTGTCGCAGAGAGGTCGAGCCCGCCATAGACCACTCCATCAAGCTCTCCGGGCGCACCGTTGCCGGCCTTCCACACGCCCGGAGACACGAACGCAGCGACCATGTTGACGCGCTGATTGAGCGTCAGGACGCGGAACGTATTCTCCGCGCTCGGCATTCGCTTTGCCTGCGCCGCCTGCTCCTCAACGTCCCTGCGCGACCGAAACAGTCCCAATGCAGGGTTCGCAGCCTTCCACGCTTCCTCATCGTCCAGCGCGCAATCGTCAGGAGCCGCATAAACGTGACTGACGATGCTTGGGTCTCCCGACCGCTCGGCGTCGTCCAGCCAGATCGAAAACAGGTCCGCGTCGGTCGGAGCCTGCGTCGAGATCGCAATCAGCAGGGGCTTGTCGTGCGCGCCCTGCGACGTTGTAATCGCGTCGATGAAATCGTCCTGCGGGCCTTTGACCTGCCCGACTTCATCGAGGATCGCCAGGACCGGGCTCAGGCCGTGGGCCGTCGTCCCGTCCGCCGCCAGAGCCTTGTATTCCGTGTTCATCGGAAGGCCGATCAGGCGCTTGCCCGATGGCACGATCCGCACCAGCTTCCGCAGCTCAAGCGAAAGCTCGATCATCTTGCTTGCCAGCGCGAACACAAGCGCCGCCTGATCCCTTGACCGAGCGCCCGAAACCAGCTGCGAGTTCAACACCGCTTCCGGCCCGACCAAATGGGCCAGGAGCAGGCAGGCGATCAGAGCCGACTTGCCGTTCTTTCGTGCAATCGCGAGGTATGCCCGCCGCGTTCCAGCAGGGTTGTCGTATATCTCGCGAATGAACCGCTGCTGGAACTCGGCAAGCTGGATCGGCTGTCCGACCTTCGCTCCCTCGGGTATCCTGCAGTATCGGTGAATGAAGGCGATTACCTTCTCGCCACGAGTCATCAGTGCGGACGGGCTAGAAGCTCGTCATCCAGTTGCGTTTCGAGCGCCCTCCCCATGTCGCGCCGCTTCGCATCATTGCGCGAATCTCCACTTCGCGCGCGGGCGTGAAGGGCGAGGGAGCGGCGCAGGCTCAAAATGTCCCCCGTGAGAGACTTGACCGCGCGGGCACGCGGATTCTCAACGCTCGTGCCGTTCTCCCTTACGGAGATATACCCTTCCGTCCGGAGGGTTTGCTGCTCCCTCGCCAAATCTGCCATCGTGCGAGCAAGCATCGCCGCCAGCTCAAGCTGGTGCTCGGTCCATTCGGCGCGGGCGAACTCGGCAACCACGTTGCGCCAGTGCGGCCAGTCGCAATCGTCCAGAACCATATGATCCGGCGGCTGCAAATCGATCGCCGCAGCCTGGATAATGCGAACGGCCTCAGATGGACTGGTAATCGGAGAACGCTTTCCCATGCCTCACCTGACGAAATTGGGTTTGGTTATTTTTTTCGACTGCGCAACCGCTGTCCGGCATGGTC